AGGTACTATGACTCGTGGCACTTCTATGACTGTAACAATTGGAGCAGGAGCAAACAATACTAACGCTGCCCGTGGACTTCAAGGCGCTAATTCTGTTTTATCTGGTTCAGGTTTAACTACACAAACTTCTATTGGTGGTGGTCTTGGTGCTGGAGATAGTGCTTCGCTTGGTGGTGGTAACGGGGGTTCAGGTGGTGGTAGTGGTGTTTATCTTCTTGGTCCTGGTGCCGGTGGTGGCGGTGGCGGAGCTGGAGCTGTCGGTGCTAGTGTTCCTGGCACAGCCGGAGTAGGTGGTGGTACAGCTACTGCAGGACAAGGTTATAATGGTGGTAATGGTGGTGATGGGTCTACTTCTACAGGTGGTAATGGTGGTAACGGATTAGCTTCAAGCATATCAGGTGGTTCAGTAACTAGAGCAGGCGGCGGTGGCGGAGCTGGATTCCAGTGGAGCGGAACAGGGGGACAAGGTGCTGGAGGTTCAGGTGGCGGCGGTATTGGAGGTAGGAATGCTCCAGGCGGAGCTGGTGGTGATGGTACAGTTAATACAGGTAGTGGCGGTGGTGGAATGGGTTATAATTCTAGCGGCGGATTTGCTTTCTCCAATGGAAAAGGTGGTTCTGGAGTAGTTATAGTTAAATTATCTACATTTGACTGGACAGGTACACAATCAGGTGCAACAGTAACCACATCAGGTGATTTCTCAATATTAACATTTAATGGAAGTGGAAGCTTTGTTGTATAATAAATTTAAGGAAAATAGATAATGGCTAATTCAATTAATTCACAAACAAGTGGTGCAGGCGGACTTATATCCACAGCCAACGGAACTGATGGTAATTTAAACATACAATCAAATGGGTCAACCGTTGGAGCTTTTACCTCAAGTGGTTTAACAGTAACAGGGGTAGTAACCGCAACTACATTAGTTGGTAATGGTGCAGCTATAACTAACTTACCATCAGCAGGGTTAAACGATTATTCAAAATTTGTTAATTCAACTGAAGTAATAACTTTAACAGCTTCAGCTGCCACAGGCACTTTAAATTTTGATACTAATACACAATTAGTTCAATGGTATACAACAACAGCAACAGGAAATTGGATTTTAAATGTTAGAGCCTCTAGTGGTGAAACATTAAATTCTAAACTAGTGGTAGGTCAGTGTATTACATTAGTGATGATTGCAGCTACAGGTACAAATACTTATTACCCTACTCAACTAAATATAGATGGAACTGCACAAACAGGTACAGCTAGAACTAGATGGTTAGGTGGAGCTCCAACATCAGCAGCGGGAGACGCTACTACAACTGCAAAAGTTTACACTTACACAATAGTTAAAACAGCAGACGCTATATTTTATACAATAGCTTCACAAGCGGATTACTCATAAATGCCTAGACTAGGACTCAGAGGAAACAATTCAGCTGGGGGTTTTGGAAACCGAAGTGCTGGATTTAAATTTTTAGAAGCTACAGGTGGAACTATAACTACTGATGGTGATTATAAAGTTCATACCTTTACTGGCTCTAGTACATTTACTGTCACTCAACTTGGCAATGTTGGTACAGTTGAATATTTAGTAATAGCTGCTGGTGGAGGTTGTGGTAGAACAAACTATTATGGTGGTGGTGGCGGAGCTGGAGGATTTAGGACATCTACAAGTTTTGGAGTTACTGAAACAGGATATACAGTAACTATTGGTGGTGGTGGTGGAGATGGAGGTACAAACCCAGGAACATATGGAGTAAGTGGTGGTAATTCTGTTTTTGGCTCTATAACTTCAGCAGGCGGTGGCGGCGGTCCTTGGGAAAACACAAATGGTGTTGCGGGTGGTTCTGGTAGTGGCGGCGGTGGTAATGCAGCTGGACAAACTGGTGGTGCTGGTAATACCCCTAGTACTTCTCCTTCACAAGGTAATGCAGGTGGTAGTCAATCTACAGGCGGTGATACAGGCGGAGCTGGCGGTGGTGGAGCAGGTGCTGTCGGCGGTAATAGTGATACTGTTCCTAATGGTGGTAATGGTGGAGCTGGGTCAGTGTATAGAAGTATTTATTATTCATCTGGTGGAGCTGGAGTACGAGGTTGGACTGGGTCACAAGGAACAAATGGTACAGGATGGGCAAATACAGCTAATAGAGGTCACGGAGGTGCACCATCCGTTCAGACTTCAGGTAGTTCAGGTATTGTTATCATTAGATACCTATATCAATAATAAGGAAAAAATATGGCACATTTTGCAGAAATAGACACAGACAATATAGTAACTAACGTTATAGTAGTTAATAATGAAGATATTTTAGATAAAAATAATGTAGAACAAGAAGCATTAGGCATAGCTTTTATACACAACTTATATAACGATGATACTACTATATGGGTACAGACTTCGTACAACAATAACTTTAGAAAAAACTATGCTGGTATTGGTTATACTTATGATGAAACAAGAGATGCTTTTTATGCACCTCAACCTTATCCATCATGGACTTTAGATGAAGATACTTGTCAATGGGAATGTCCAGAACCTTATCCAGATGATGGGCGTTACACATGGGATGAAGATACTTTAAGTTGGGTTGAAGAATAGTGTTATCAATACTATCAGGAATATTAGGCTTTGCTACATCAGGACTTCCTAGTGTATTAAAGTTTTTTGAACAAAAGGGTGACAATGCTCATGAAGAAGCAATGGCTAAACTTGAAATGGAGAGGTCTCTGGCTATGGCTGAAAAGGGATTTGCATCTCAAGAAAAGATTGAAGAGTTTAAAACTGACCAAGTTGAAATGGAAACATATGCAGAAGAAAGAGTTGCTCTCTACAAACATGATGAAAAGCATGCGCAAAATGCCTCTACTTGGGTTATTAATCTCCGTGCTAGTGTTCGCCCCATTATCACCTATATTTTTGTTTCTATATTTTTATTTGCTGACATAGCAGGTTTATGGTGGGCTATAAATACTGGAGTAGATTTTGAAACAGCAATGAATATAGTTATTTCTACAGAAGAGATGGCGATTATATCATCTATTATAGGATTTTGGTTTGGCTCTAGACACTGGGATAAATAGTGAAAGTATCAGTCGAGGGAACGAAATTAATAAAACATTTCGAGGGTGTTCATGCATCGCCTTATAGGTGTCCTGGAGGATATTGGACTGTTGGCGTTGGCCATCTTATCAGTCGGCATGCTATGTTATCTCATAAGTGGAATCGCACACTATCAGCTGTTGAGATAGATGCATTACTTAAACATGACTTGGAACGATTTGAACTTGGAGTTATTAGGTTATTACATCCAGTTAAACCAACCCAATCTGAGTTTGATGCTCTTGTCAGCTTTAGCTTTAATCTTGGTTTGGGATGCTTTCAACGAAGTACAGTTCGCTCAGCGTTTAAGCGTGGTGATAAAAAAAGAGCTGGCGAAGTTCTTTTAAAATATTGTAGAGCTGGTGGACGGAAACTTAAAGGACTAATTAGACGGCGATTGGCAGAACATGTTTTGCTAATGTCAAAAGGATAAAGTATGCCACTAAGCAAGTTAAAGTTTAACCCCGGTATTAACCGTGACCGTACTGACCTAGCAGCAATGGGTGGCTGGTACGATGGTAATATGATTCGATTTAGAGATGGCTATCCTGAAAAACTAGGGGGTTGGCAAGCTGAAACTTTTACTCCTTATATAGGAGATGCTACTAAACTTTTTGTTTATTCTATAGACACTGGCGCAGAAATTGCAGGTCTTGCCACCACTAAAAAAATCTATATTCGTGCGGGTACAACACTTTTTGATATAACTCCTATTCGCGTAACTTATACTACTTCAACTACTCCTTCTACTGATAATTGTTTTACTACTAATACAACCGCAGGTACTGAAGGACAAGTATTAGTAACTATTACAGGACATGGAGCTGAAACTGGAGACTTTGTTACTTTTAGTGGGTCTGTAGCTGTAGGCGGAATAACAGCTGTACAACTTGATAAAGAGTTTGAAGTAACCGTTATAGGTGCTAATACATTTACTATCCAAACTGCAGGTACAGCTACTTCAGCTGCTACTGGAGGGGGCACTTCCATTGTTGCTGCTTTTCAAATTAACATTGGTGCTGATGCTTCAATAGCAGGTTATGGTTGGAGCGCAGGTACATGGAGTCGGGGTGTATGGGGCGGTGCTTCAGTAACTCCTGCTATTGTTAATGTACGTCTTGTCTTTATGGACCACTTTAATAATGACTTAATATTTAATTTAAATGATGAAGGACCTATTTACTACTGGACGTACAACGCTACTTTTAGTAACAGAGCAGTTTTACTAAGCTCATTACCGGGTGCTATTGCAGTTCCAACAGGAACAGAAAAAACATTGTTTGCACCGAGTGGACACCTATTAGCTTTAGGAGCAACTGAATATAGTGAAACTTCTACAGCTGGGGTTACTATTGCAGGACTTGTAAGTGTAGGAACTACAGCTACCGCAACAACTGCTACGGCTCATGGATTATCTACTAATGATTGGGTTTATCTTTATGGTCAAACACCTACTGCTTATTCTGGGACTTATCAAATTACAGTAGCCAGTACTACAACATTTACTTACACATTACCCGCCTCTGCAGGGACAGTAACCGCAGTGGGGGCTTATCAAGCTATAGATTATACAACAGGCGATTATGACCCTATGCTCATTAGATTTGCAGATGTTAATGCAGACATAGGACCTAAACCAGAAGTATGGAGACCGGAGTTAGCTAACTCAGCTGGGTTCTTATTTATTAAAGAAGGCTCACGGATTATCACAGGTACTAATGTAAGACAAGAAACTCTTATATGGACTGATACTTCATTAAGCACATTACAGTTTTTAGGTACAGCAGAAGTGTTTGGGTTACAACTTTTATCTTCCGATACTAATATTATGGGCGCTAATGCATATGCTAGTGTTAATAATAATGTTTATTGGATGGGTACAGATAGTTTCTTCATATACGATGGTCGAGTTAATGTATTGAAATGTCCTTTACTAAGATATGTATTTGAAGATATTAATAGAGAACAAGCACAACTTGTCTATGGTGGGACTAATAAAGAATTTAATGAAGTAATATGGTTCTATTGTTCAGGAGGAGTGACACCTTCTACTTCTATTGACCGCTATGTAATTTATAATTATCGTGATGACCTTTGGTATTATGGACAACTAAACAGAACTACTTGGGTAGATGCAGGAGTAAATACATTCCCATTAGCTACTTCAGGGGGTTATATATACTCTCATGAAAATGGTCCTAATGATGGTCAACCACTAGGTGCAGAACCGCTTGCTATTAGTTCTTATATAGAGTCTGCCTTTATGGATATTGCTGAGGGCGAATTTTATATGCTAACTAAGCGTGTGATACCTGATGTAGACTTTACTGCTTCTCAAACAACTAATCCTGTGACTGGAGCAACACTTGTTCCTGCAGTGGATATGTCAGTTGCAGTTACTAAGTTTCCAGGAGCAGAAACACAAACAACAGATGTAGCAGGAGCTACTCTAACTCGTGGTGTAACAACAGCTACAGGTACTATAGACCAATACACTAATCAAGTATTTATAAGAGCAAGGGGTCGTCAAATGAACTTTAAGATATCATCAAATACAGTAGGTACACAATGGCAACTAGGTGATTCTAGAGTCGATGCTAAACCAGCAGGGATGAGAGGATAATGGCACATATACTACAACCTAAAGCTCCAAACTTAACGCTTCCAACTATAGAGTATAGTGAAGACCAACAGAATCAAATGCAGAATCAGTTACGACTGTACTTTAATCAACTTGATAATGCTAACAAAGAAGAAATTAAAAACTTACATACAAGCAATGTTATGCATTGGATGGGAATATAATGGCTGGAGAATTTCAAAACTTAACAGGTAAGAAACTAGCTAGGGCAGCTGTAACTGCTACGATGGCTATTGTGTATGAGACTCCTGTTAATACAAGAGCTTACATAAAAGACATTATGGTTACTAATCATAGTGGTGCATCAGGTGCTGCTGGACTTATTAGTATTCACATAGTAGGAGCAGGTGGTTCTGCAACGTTTGGTAATGTTATTATTGATGAGTATTCAATAGCTAAACAAGAGTATTTACATTGGTCTGGACTACAGATAACAGACCCCGGAGATACAATACAAGTTTTATCAAATGGGACTAATCTTTCGGTCACTATATCAGGGGCAGAAGCAGTATAAAACGGTTTATACCTACCACGTTACATGGTATTATACAATATAATTAAATGGGAATTAGTATGGCAAACGCAGAACAAACAGCTCAAGGTTTAGCTTCATTAGGTCGATATGGTGACTCTATGATGGTTCATATGAATCCTAACGAAGTATCAGGATTACAACAATTAGCTGAAGCTAACGGAAGTACCTTAACAATTAATCCTGATACAGGAATGCCCGAAGCATTTTTAGGTGACTTTATAAATAGTCTATTACCTACAGCTGCAGGTATTGCAGGAGGAGCAGTTGGTGGACCTGCAGGTGCAGCAGCAGCTGGAGCATTAACTGGATATGCCCAAGGTAAACGAGACCCATTAGAATTAGCTATGGCTGGTTTAAGTGGTTATGGTGGTGGACAAATAGGTAGTGCTTTAGGAGCAGGTGGTACACAAGCATTAGCTGGAACTGCAGAAGCTGCATCAGGTGTAGCAGCAGGAACTGCAGAAGCAGCGGCAGCACAAACTTTTAACGCCCCCGTTTCTAATGTAATAGGTGCTAATCAAATGGCTGGTGTATCTAATCTTAGTAACATACCAACTGCTCAAATAAATCAAGCTAATAATTTACAACACTTAAGTAATAAAAATCTTACAGTTCCATCTAAAGGACAGCCAACACCTTTTTCTCAAGCTGGTGGACAAGGATTTAGTCCCCAAGGCACTCCAGATGTTTTAGGAGAATCTATAACTCAAGTTAATGAAATAGGTTTTAATGCGACTCCAAATACTAATAATCTTCAATCTTTTAATCCAGGGCTAACAAATGACCCTACTAAATTAAATAATACTTATGGACTAGATACAACTCTTAGAGAAACAAGTGGAAGTTTGGCTAAACTTCCAGAAGCTCCTAATTTTAATGACCCTTTAAAAAGAGGTTTAGATTTAGGTAGAGAAATAGGTAATCCTGTAACTACTAATGGAATAGATAGCCTAAAAGCATCAGGTAGGGGAATAAAAGATGCTTTTAATAACCCAACAGACTTTTTAGAAAGATTGGGTGGTGGAGAATACACTGATTCCGCAGGTAATATAATTAATAAAGGCGGCGAAGGAAGTGCATTATATGGTGGAATTAAATTAGGTGCTCCAATAGCTATGGCAGGAGTAGATGCAGCTTATGCAGATGCGTATGATACAGTTGACCCAATTACAAGAGGTGGACCATCAGGTCCTTTAAACTTATCCGATGCATTTAGACCTAGTATGACTCTTCCTATGTATGCTCAAGGTGGAATGATTCCAAGTTATCAAGCAGGCGGAATAGCTGGTTTAGGCTACGGTGGATTATTAGAAGGTACAGGAGATGGTATAAGTGACAGTATTCCTGCTAGAATAGATGGGTCACAAGAAGCTGCGCTATCTAAAGGAGAATTTGTAGTGCCAGCTAGAATTGTATCTGAAATAGGAAATGGTTCTTCAGACGCGGGAGCGGAAAGGTTATATGCAATGATGGATAGAGTAGAAAAAGATAGAGAAAGAACAACAGGACAAGGAAATATTGCGGTAGATACTAACGCAGAAAGACGTTTACCTGCGTGAGTACCCTTAAACTAGTTAACCCAACTCATATTCACATAGTATGGGGCGAAGTAAAACAATATTTAGAGAATGCTTTAGACCACTCCGGCGGAGAATATAGTTTAGAACATTTAAAAATGTTTATAATACAAGGGCAACAAGTATTATTACTAATAATAGAAGAAGATAAAATATGTGGAGCTGTCACTGTAGAGTGGATAAATTATCCTAATGATAGGATTGCGTTTATAACTGCAATAGGTGGTAAAACTGATAAAGAAGGATACGAATTATTTTTTAAATGGGTTAAAGATAGTGGTGGTACAGCAGTACGCGGAGCAGCTTTTGAAGCAGTTGCTAAACTTTGGAAACAAAAATACGGATTTAAAGAGACCTATATAATGGTGGAGAAAAGATTATGAAGTTTTTAAGATTAATACCAACTAAATTTAAAGTTTGGTTATTAGATATTTTATACCAAGACATTGCCTCTAAAGGAAATGAAGGCGATAGTGAATTAGCACATGTTAATCCTTGGGAAGCTAATCTATTAAAAGCTCATGGTGGTTCTGGTACTATTAATCCAACTACTAACTTAAGAGAATATAAAGGTGGCGGCAGTAGTGGTCCAAATGAAACTACATCTACCTCTACTAATCTACCAGAGTATGCTCAACCGTTTTATGAAGAGCTACTAAAACAATCAGGCAAAGAAACTTACACTACAGATTCAGAAGGTAATGTTACAGGAGTACAAGAATTTGTACCTTATACTGGAGACCGTCTTGCTGAGTTTACACCTGACCAACTAGGAGTTCAAACTGAAGTATCAGGAATGACTGCTCCTGGACAGTTTGGTATTGCTGGTACAGGGTTAACTGATACTATGTCTGCAGCGGGTACAGCTCGTGGTGGCATAGGTAGTGCATTAGGTTATGCGCCTGGAACAGTTACTGAAGAATCTATTACTACAGAAAAATTTACTGACCCAGGTGTTGCGGCATCTTACATGAGTCCTTATCAACAACAGGTAACAGATATACAGTTAGATGAAGCTAGAAGACAGGGGGAAATTGCTAAATCAGGCAGAGGATTAGGCTCTATAAGTCGTGGTACTTTTGGTGGTGGTAGACAAGCTTTAATGGAAGGGGAAGCAGATAGAAACTTAGCTATGCAGTTAGGACAAATACAAGCTCAGGGTAGTCAACAAGCTTATCAACAAGGGCAACAAGCATTTACTGCAGACCAAGGTCGTAACTTACAAATGCAACAAGCTAACCAAGCAGCTGATTTACAAGCTCAACAAATGGGTCAACAGGCTCAACAGTTTGGTGCTGGCTTAAGTAAAGATGTAGGTCTTGCTGGACTACAAACTGGACTACAAGGAGCTCAAGCTCAAGCTCAATTAGGTGCAACAGAACAGATGGCTAACCTTGAAAGACTTAAAGCTCAATCTGCAAGTGCAGCTGAACAACAAGCTATGCAACAAGAAATTGATAACTTAGCTTATCAACAATTTAGAGAACAAGAAGATTATAAACGTGGTTTATTAGAATACCAATCAAACATTCTTCGTGGTACTGCAGGTGCACTTGGTTCAACTCAAGTAGCTTATGCTCCACAACCAAGTATGGCATCTCAAATAGGTGGTATGGGATTAGCTGGACTAGGACTTTATAATATGATGGGTAAATAGGGGCAAATAATGGCTATAAATAACGACGGAATTACTTTTAATATGACAGAACATATAGATATGTTAAATGAAAAAACAGTCGGAGGCGGTGGATACGCTATACCTAAAGAATATATAGTACAAAAATATTTAAAAGAAAGAATAAACCCTGAGATACCTACTGCTACTATTTTAGCTGCTCTTGACACTAGAATTTTTGAAGACAAAGCAATGGCTTCAGCTCAAGCTTTAATGGGTGGTCCCCAACAATCTGTACTTGAAGAAACTATTACTGAAACTGAAACTGCTATGGCACCTAGAATGCCTCAAGGTATTAATCAAGGACAACCAAGTCCTATGCCAGGACAAATGCCTAGACAGATGGCCGGCCTTCAAAGACCTCCAATGCCTGGAAGAGTTCCACCTCAACAGAGGACAGGAACTGGTATCGGTAAGATGATGGCAGCAGCAGGTGGGTATGTACCTAACTTTGCTGACGGCGGTATCATTGGGTATAAAGAACGAGGGTTTGTAAATAGATATGACCCAGATGCTCGCCCTTTTACATCACCTCTTAATATGAGACAGCCTTATAGAAATTCTTTGCAAGAACAAGCTCGCGAAAAATATTTAAATGTAGAAAGTATAGAAGATAAATTAACACAATTAAAAACTGAACCTAATTCTTTGGAAAACATAAATCTTGAAAAAGAACTAAAACGTCAACTACAAATTACAGAAGGAACCCCTGTAACAGGCGGAGGTTATGAAAAAGGAGATGATGCTCTTTATACACCACCTGAAGAAAAAATAGATACTTTTGAAAAAAAAGAAATAATAGATGCTCCAGGTCAAGGTGTTATTGAAGAAGTAATAAAAGAAAAAACAGAAGTATCAGACAGAGTAAACCCTAACTTTAGTGGTGCGGTAGGTGAAGCTGACGACGCTGCAGCATTTTTAAATGAATATGCAGCAAATCAAGGGAAAGACGATTTATTTGAGCCAGTAGACAGTATTTTAGCTGGAGATGATGCAGTAAAAGCTTATGAAGATAGAATTGGAGTAAGTCCATTTGTAGCTCTAGCGGGAAAATATGAACAAGAAATAGGTGAAAATATTGCTGAAGCTAAAAAACAATCTATTGGTAAAATGTTATTTAACTTTGGTTCTGAACTAACTAAAAGTGGTAGATTAGGTGATGCTGCTGTAGCAGCAGGTAGAGATATTGATAAAGATATGGACAGACTAATTACTCTTAAACGTGAACAAAGAAAAGTAGGATTTGATATAGCTAAGATAGGAGAAGCAGAGCGTCAAACTAAAGGCAAGATAGGTATGACTGCAGAGCAACAAGCTAAAAAAGATAATTTAACTAAGAGTTTGAAAAAAAGAGAATTTGAACTTATAGAAGAAAAAAATGCAATTGATAGTATTTATAAAGGCAAAATGGGCGATGCTGCATTATTAAATGCTGAATCTGCAGGAAGTTATTATAAAGGACTAGCTAGTAATACAAGTGCTGAAACTCAAATTAGAGCAGCAGTTAATGATGAAGTTTTTGGTACAAAAGATAGTGCTGAAAGAGAAAGATATTCTAAGGCTAAGGCAAAAGTTATAAGAGCCCAAATTGCTAATCCAAAAATAAAAGATATGAATGAGATACTTAAACTAGCATTACCAGGAGATGAAGCAGGTAAAGAAATGTATTTAGATTATACAGACCGTATAAAAGATGAAATGGTAATACAACGTGATAATTATAAACCTAGTTTTCCGCCAGGAACAAGACCTCCAGCAGGAGCCGACCCTTTAGGTTTAAGAAATAAATAATGGATATAAATGCTTTTAGAAGAGCTAATCCTCAATACAATGACTTATCAGATAAAGAGTTATCTAATTCTCTACATAATAAATTCTACTCTGATATTCCAATAGAAGAATTTGAAAAAAATTTTTTAGTAAAGCCTACACCCCCTCTCGAAAAAGACCCCTTAGCAGGTGATGATTCTGCATTACGTCGTGTAAGTGATGTAGGCATAGACTTGCTTAAAGGTGGCTTAGGCGTTGTAGATGCTGTTACTGGGTTAGCAGATATTCCTACAGGAGGTAGGGTAGGTAAATTTACTGACGAATTAAGTGAAGAGTTATTTGGAGGAACTACAGAAGACGCTAAAGAATTTTTAGATAAAGGTACTTCAAGACAAGGTTTAAGAGCTGAAAGAGAAGTAGCTGAAGCAGAAGGATTTGGAGGCACTTTAAGTGCTATGCTTCAAAACCCTTCTACTATAATTGGTACTGTAGCAGAGTCATTACCAGCTATGTATGGTGGAGGTAAAATTGCTCAAAGTCTTGTTAAATTAAACAAATTTCGAAAAGCAGTTAAAACAGGAAAAGCTGGTCGTCCTAAAAAAGTAGCTGATTACGCAACTGCTGCTGGTGTAGGTGAAGGAGTAGTAGGAGCAGGCATGCAAGCTACTGATATAAGAAGGCAAACTGATGACCAAACTTTAAGTGGTAAACAAGCTGGACTTTCTGCTTTAACAGGTATATTTACAGGTGCTTTAGGAAAATTTGGAGGGACAATAGCTCAAAAATATGGACTATTAGACCCTGATATATTTTTAGCACAAGGTATTACAGAAGCTACAAAACGAGGCATGATAAGTAATGCTATTCGTTCAGGTATTGCTGAAGGATTTTTAGAAGAGCTACCTCAATCTATACAAGAACAAGTATTACAAAATTTTGCTTTGAACAGAGACCCACTAGAAGGATGGGGAGAAGCGGCAGCTACTGGACTTTTAGCTGGATTTGGAGCTGGTGGAGGATTCGCTGCATTTAATCAACCTAGGCGTAGAAGAAAAGATATAGATGAAGAAGCCTTAAAACAAGCTGTAGATGATGTTAAACCTAAAGGTGACCCTGAAGTAGGTCCTCCAGCACCTGCTGTTCAATCACAAGTTCCTATTTTAAGTGACTCTCAAGCTACACCTCAAGTTGTCAAACCTAAAGTTAAACCTAAAGCTATAAAACAAGTTAACGACTACGAACAAAATAAATTGCCAGATGAAACAGAACAACAGTTTAATATGCGAAGGAACCAAGAAAAAATAGAAGCTGAAAATCAAGGAGAACCTATAAATGAAGAAATCCAAATTACGGCAGAAGAAGGAGGAGGAACCCCTCTTGCTCAAGAATCTAAATTTTTCCCCATTACACCCACTAACGCTCCAGGAGTTGGAGGAAGCCCTAATGTTTCTGAGTCAGGAGGACTTGATGCAGCCGGTGCCCAAACGCCTGTCGCAACTGACGGAGGAGGATTGGCTGAGAGTGCAGGTATTGCTGGAGGACCTGTCGCAACAAAGAGCGACAAGCAGTCTGCATTAGAAATAAAAAAGGCTAATACTGCAATTAAAAATGCACAAGAAAAAGCTAAAGAAAAAATAAATACTAAAGAAATTGATGCTATAAATAGCAGAAAATTTAATTTAAGAAAAGCAGAAGCAACAAAGTTTGCAGCAGAACAGGGGCTTGATGTTCAACCTTTTGAAATAAGTGGTAGTCGTTATTCAGCCTCAACTCCTCTACAAACTATAGTTCAGTCTAAAGTTAAAAAAGGAAGTAAAGGAGTTGAAGCTGAAGTAGAAACTACTGAGTCTGAATATACAACTGACCGAGAAGTAATTAAACAAAATGCAATAAAAGATGCAGCTTATGTTATAGGTATGCAAAAATTTGATGAAATGGATACCACAGCAGCTGAAGAAAAAATAAAAAAATATAAGGAAGGTGTTGTAAAAAAATTAAAAAAAGAAAGACAATCTAAATTAAACCAAATTAAAAGAGAATCAAAACTTAAAGGAACATCAGCGGTAGAAAAACTTAATAAAGATTTTCCTTATTTAGAACTTAAGGAAGGTTCTTTTCCTACAGCATTTGAAACAGGTCCAAATTCACAAACATACACAAACGATATAGAAGCTATATACGTAAGTCAATTAGGTAAAAAGAATTTAATAGGTAATCCTTTAAAAGACCTTAAAGCAGCAAACGAATATCTTAATTTTGTAGGAAGAACACCTGAAATTGAAGAACAGATATCTACTAATCAAAAAGAAGCGACAGAACAATTAGCAATTAGTAAGCTAATGAAAAGAAGGGTATTAAGAGACCCTAATTTAACTGCTAGAAAAGAAACTGATGAATCTTTAGAACAAGAAGATATACAAGAAGTAACAAAAGAAATAAAAAAAGACATTGAAAACGAAATGGGAGTATCACAACGAGACATTGAAAGTGATAAAGAAGCTATTAGCAGAACAAAAGCAAAAGGTAACCAAAGTAAAAGCGAAACAAAAATAAAATTTGATACCTTTTTAAAAATTTCTGATGCGTTATTAGATGGGAAAGGAAATCCTAATCCCCCTATAAATTTAAAAGATA